TTACATGTGGGCGATTTCATCCATATTGAATTGAGTTCGTTCACGTCGGATTATTACATGGGTGGTAAGAAATTTACTGTGCTTGATATCACAAAACAGCCCAACGCAATCCTTGTGGCGGGTCATCACGAAAATACTATTGACAAGACCAAAAAGATCCGTTGGGGCATGGCAAAGGACGACGTGAGTCCCCAAGATATATTCCGAATGAGTAATGGCACCGACGCGGAACGCGCCATCGTAGCCAAATATTGTATTCAGGATTGTAACTTGGTCCATCATTTGATGCGCAAGATAGACGTTTTGACCGAATATATGGAGATGGCAAATCTATGTTCCGTGCCCATAAATTTCTTGGTATTCCGCGGTCAAGGAGTGAAACTCACTAGTTTCGTGGCTAAAAAATGTATGGAAAAGGGGTATTTGATGCCCGACTTGGAAAAGGTGAAATCCGATGGAGGATACGAAGGCGCCATCGTATTGCCGCCCAAAACCAAGATCTACATTGATGAGCCAGTAGCTTGCGTGGATTATTCGTCGCTTTATCCTTCATCCATGATCAGTCAGAATTATTGCCATAGTAGCAAAGTCTGGGCAAAAGAGTATGATTTGACGGGCAAATTGGTTAAGGAAGAAGGCGAGAAGGACAAGAAAGGCAACTACATTTATTACGGACTTCCCAACTACGATTATGTAGAGATAGAATTTGACACATTTGAATGGCGGCGTAATCCGGAGCGGCCAGCGGCGAAGGCGGTTAAGACCAAAGTAGGCAAACGAGTAGTCTGCTGGGCGCAGTTACCAAACGAAGAAAAGTCGGTGATGCCGTCTATTCTGATGGAATTATTGAAAGCGCGTGAGGAGACTAAAAAGAAGTCTAAGAAAGCGGCAGCGACAGATCCGTTTATGGCGAATATATTGGACAAGCGTCAATTGGCATACAAAGTAACTGCGAATTCGCTTTATGGACAATGCGGCGCGCGCACATCAACCTTTTATGAGAAAGACGTGGCGGCGTCAACTACCGCAAGTGGCCGTTTGTCCATCATTTATGCCCGAGAAATTGTAGAGGAAATTTACAAGAATCGGATATGTGAAACCAAGAAGCATGGGCCAGTGATGACCAATGCTGAGTATGTGTATGGCGACACGGATTCGGTGTTCTTTATATTCAATCTGACAAACAAGGACACAGGCGAAAAGATCATTGGAAAAGACGCGTTAGAAATCACCATAGAACTGGCTCAAGAAGCCGCGTATTATTCAACGATGTTCTTAAAACCGCCGATGAATTTGGCTTATGAGAAAACGCTGATGCCGTTTGCCCTACTATCAAAGAAGAGATATGTGGGTATCCTTTATGAAGAAGATCCCAACAAGGGCAAGCTCAAATACATGGGATTGTCTTTGAAACGACGCGATTCGTGCGATTATCTGAAGGACACTTATGGTCAAATTATTAACCTTGTGATGAAGGGCGGCAACGTGATGGAAGCGATCAAGTATCTGGACACTAGTTTGACGAGTTTGATTGCGGGTACGGTGCCGACGGACAAGTTGGAAATAACCAAGGCGTTGCGTGGATATTACAAGAACCCGCAGCAAATAGCGCACCGAGTATTGGCGGACCGAATCGGACAACGCGATCCGGGAAATATGCCGAAGCCGGGCGATCGCATGAAATTCATTCATGTTGTGACGAGCAATAAAAAGGCGCTTCAGGGGGAGAAGATAGAGACGCCGGAGTATATTGCGCAAGCAAAGCTGAAGATAGATTATGATTTCTATATTACCAATCAACTGTTAAAGCCGATTTGCCAGTTCATGGGATTGGCGTTGGAACAGATCTGGAAAAATCAAGGAAAGTGGTCGGCGATCAAGAAGTTCAATGATGAATTGAAGGAGATAGAGAAAGAGAATCCAGACTTTGAATTGTTTATAAAGAAGAAGGAAAAGTTCTGTTCGGAGAAAGTTAAGGCGCTTTTATTTGACAAGTATTTGCTACAAATTAAGAATGAGAAAAATAGGAATCAGCCGATCACAAATTTCTTTGTGAAGAAATAGAAGAAAATAAATAAATAATAAAATATGTTTTTTTATTTATACACAAATGGAAAATATAATAGATAAACTAAATAAAATAGAAGACAATAATTCTTTGGAAAATTGGACTTTAGAAGAGAAAAAGAAATTATTAGATCTATATTTATTAATATCCAAAAAAGAAATCCATATATTTAATTTAATATATAATTATCATGGTTGTGATAGTTGGGAAGATATTTTCCGTGATTATGATAGTGAATATTTGGAAGATAAAAAAAGGGGTGTGGAAATTGCTATAAATAAAATAGATGAAAAAATAAAAGAATTAAAATAAATAAATTAAATTAAAAAAAATTAAATTAAATTAAAATAAAATAAAAAGGGTTTTTAAAATGATCCGATAGAGAATTTTACATCCATTAATTAAAATAACACATTTTAATTAATCTCTATTGAATTAAAATTTAAATACAAATAATAAAAATTAAAAAAATCATTTTTATTATTAATCCCCTATTTATTTTTGATAAACCCCACAATACCATTTACATTTAATGAAAAATGGCACATAGGGAAATCCTCCATAATCTTCTTTGAAATATTTCTCTTGTCTAAACAAATCCCGAATATATTTCACATGTTCTCTATCTGGATAGACTTTATCTGTGGCAAAAACTTTCTTCCAAAAGCTGTCATTGTCATCCACTGTGAAATCCGTGATCACAAAATAGCCATCATCCTCTAGCAATTCATGGATTTTGTTCAAAATAAGCTTCCAATCAGGAACCATGGTTAGGGTATAACTTATCATAATAACGTCATATTTATGACTTTGTCCAATTGCCTTGCTTTGAAAAGTCATAACATCTTTGTGGCATGTTTTCACATTTGTCCATCCATTCGTTTGGATACGCGCGTCCGCCACGTCCAACAATGATTTACACAAATCCAAAATGGTGATTTGCTTGTAAATTTTCAAATCATCTTTAATGTATTCAAAATTGAATCCGGTGCCCCCTCCAATATCTAGGACACTTTTATTGCGAATCAATGGAAAAACAGACATCGCTTCCTGTTTGCCGTGTAAAAATCGTTGCCGGTAAGAATCATAATTCTCAGACTGGTCTTTGTAAAACGACTCCAACTGCTCCGTCTGATTTTTGCCCGAAATCGGTTTCAACCACATATTGTATAAAGTATTCATGTCTTTTGCGAAATTGGTCTCTACTTTGATGGGCACTATTTCTCGGAAAACCAGATCTCGCGGAATAGTGACGCATGACACGGTGGTGTACATATGAACCTTATCAATAGGGATTTCCGCGTCAATATTAATCTCGTCCTTGTAAAGATAATTCAAATAAAGCAACGACTTATCAATATGTTTCGGATTCGCAAAACTGCGAAAGACAATCTTGTGATCTTCCGCCACATTTTTCTGTAGCAATTGGAACTCCGCCACGACATCCTTAGTCTCAAACCAGTCCAAATGATCTAGCAATGAGATTTTGGTAAATTTGACAAACTTATTATCTGCGTTTTGGGACAAGAAATCGTTCATTGTGGTGGTATGGATTTCAACAGTGTTTAAACGCGCCTTCACATTTTCATAATTGGCTTTCTTAATGTAGGGAAAACAACACGCGTCCGTCATCTCCCCAAAAATGTAGGGATAATAAAACGGATTTTCACTGAGCAGAGATTTGGTGAATAAGTCTTTTAATATTTGTTTTGTTTTCACTGTAATGTCGCCTTGTTTTTCTAATTGTGATTTGGGGACGCCCTGAAGTTGCGTGATTGGGTACTTAAAAAACATTATGATATTGATGAAAGTGTTAAATTCGCTCTCATGTTTATTATACCATTCTATCTGTCTTTCCAAATTATCTTCCAATTGTATCTCATAAATAGGGATCATGAAGAAGGCAAAAAACTTAACCAAATAATATGCCAAGAATCCGGAGGCGCCCGAATAAATGAAATTCCGCATGATGTGTTTATTCTCAATCCAATATTCCAAGCAATCATCCTGCGCTTCGCTCGTTGATCCACCACGTGGATCTTTCAGCAATTGGTCTTTTTGAATTAGTTCAAACTTCTCGCAAAACAAAGCATAGCTTTTCTCGCTCGGTTTGCCAATGATTTCCAAATACTCATGTTGCTCACAAACACGCATCAACGCAATTTTCATTTTCAACAAATAATTCTGGTGTTTGTTCATATCAATAGAGACAATTTTTTGGGGATTATGTTGTAAATAATTGAGAATATTGTCTCCTCCAGTCGTGATACATAAAAGCGTGTCTTTTTCATCAATCTTGAGAAAGTGTTGATCAACGTCGCTGTCTTCCCATGAAAAATTATATAAGTAATTATTGGTTATCCATTTGAACATAATACTGTTTTCCGCAAACCATGATTTTATAAAAGATACAATAGATATTGCAGAATTCAAAATGTGAGAAAACATTGTCTACTGTATTCAAGCGACATGTTTCTAAGTTTATTTGATAATATTGTGTGAATGACATATATAATTTTATAGATGTCATGGTGATTTTACGATTTGCTAAATATTATTTGTTACGACGAGTTGATCGTTTTCTACCGCCCTTGCTTCCCATACTTCTTTTACTTTTTTTGCTTTTTTTACTCAACGATTTAATTACCAAGTCCGCGCGACTCGGATTCGCTTTTTTATAAATAGATATCCGTGTATTTGCTGCTTCTTCTTTAATTCTAGTTTCTGCTTCTAATTTTTGTCTGGCTTCTTCTTCTCGCTTCTGCTTCTTTTCTTCTTCTAGTTTCTTCCTTCTTTCTTCTATTTCTATTTTTTTTCTTGATATTGCTTCTTTCCTTCTAATTTCTTCTAGTTTGGCCGCTTCTTTTCTTCTGGTTTCTTCTATTCTGGCCGCTTCTTTTATTCTTGCTGCTTCTTCTTGTTTTGCTTTAAATTTCAAATCTTTTTCTTTTTTTTGTAATAAGTAATTGTCATATGCTTTTTTTTCATCAAAATTCAATACTTGTTCGGCGGTTAAACCCTCTTTCTTTGCTTTTACTATTTTAAAAATTATATTTGATATTTCTTCATCGTTATATTGAATCGTTTTTGGCGGCGATTTGGGTGCTGCATGATTGGTAAGCGCAGGAGGACATTTACCTTTTGTTCCTTTTGTTCCGTTGGAACTTGAGCAATTTCCTCCTCCGCTCTTAGAAGAGCGATTGTTGTTCTTGTCGGAACCTCCGCTCTTCTTAAAAAAATTATTTAAAAATTCCAGCATTTGTTTATATATAACGCACATTAATTATTTATTGTGCATCGGCAAACAGGGCATCGCGAATCGCGTTCTAGCCATCGTAGTAATGCCGGTTTTTTGAATATATGTCCGCACCGATTTATTTTAATAACGGATTCATTTTCGGCAATTGGTTCTAAAGTAATAGGGCAAGTCCTTGTGTCACTTTCCAATACATAATTAAAACTCGTGCTGGCTAATTCAATTTGGTTTGCCGTGAGTCTTTGAGAATTGTTACCCGACAAGTCAATTAAATTTGTGAAATCAAGAGTAACAGTTGGCCTATCCAACATTTGGATCATGCGAGTCATGTTAGAATTGAAATCATTTTGTGCGTGTATATATTGAGTCATCAGACGCATCATTTGTTGCGAAGTGGGGGGTTGATCTTCGTTCAACATTGTGGAAAGCATATTTGAGAAAATATTTGTGTAAGCGTTCATTATTTTATATTAGGATATAGAAATAATTGGTCATTCTTCTATATTATTATTATTATTATAAAAACAATGAAAATTTCAAAGAAACAGTATTCAGAAAATGGATATACAGGATTAATTAATTTGGGAAATACATGTTTCTTGAATTCATGTTTACAGGCTCTATCGCACACGTATGAATTACATGGCGTCCTCAACAAACAAATCGTTGCCGATCGCATGGCCATGTCTAAAAATCCACATGATCTCAGAATCTTCCAAGAATGGAAAGAATTGACAGAGACTATGTGGTCAGGAAATGGCATAGTAAAACCGATAAAATTCGTTTCGGCAGTTCAACAAGTGGCGAATCAAAAGGACATTGAGATATTCACCGGATGGGCGCAAAATGACGTGACCGAATTTCTAAGATTCATTATTAATTGTTTTCATACTAGCATATCACGCAACGTGAAGGTGAATATAGTGGGAAACCCAGAGTCAAAATTGGACCATTTGGCGGTAAAATGTTATGAAATGTTGCGCGACAGTTTCAGCAAAGAGTATTCTGAGATACAAGATCTTTTTTATGGAATTATGGTATCGGAAATCAGCGGCATCAGAGAAATCCATTCTTTAAAACCGGAGCAGTATTTTATATTGGATTTGCCGATACCTGACGGCTTAAGTAGACCAATTAACATATATGATTGTTTGAATGAATTTTGTAAAGAGGAATTGATGGCGGGGGACAATCAATGGTATAATGAGAAAACTGGCCTAAAAGAGGACGTGAAGAAGAGGATGCGATTTTGGAATTTTCCCAAAATCCTAGTCATCACCTTGAAAAGATTTACGGTTTCGCGCAATCGCATAGAAAAGAAACCGGATTTAGTAGATTTTCCATTAACTGGATTGGACCTCTCCAAATATGTAGAGGATTATTCGCCCAATAAATACATATATAATTTGTATGGAATTTGTAATCACATGGGATCTACGAATGGAGGGCATTACACGGCATTTGTGAAGAATTGTGAGAACAAGTGGATCCATTACAATGATGATTCTGTTGGACTAATTGGAAATCCTTCGCAAGTTGTTACGCCCATGGCATATTGTTTCTTTTACAGGATAAGAAGCAAATAATAATAATATTATAATCTAATATATAGCGGATTATAATATGTCATCTACAACCACTACACCATCGGCTACAACTACTTCAGCCACAACTACTTCAGCCACAACTACACCATCAGATGAGACAGAGGCATCTGAAACGACAAAGCCATCAGATGAGACAGAGGCATCTGAAACGACAAAGCCATCAAATGAAACAAAATCAGACAATTATTATGACAATCAAACGATGATGATGACAATCGCATTTTTAGGAGTATATTTTTCTATATTTGCCATTCTGAGTATGTTTGGAATAAGAGGATTAATAGTGGACGTGGTGGTATTAATCGTGGTTTTGGTATTATTGGCAATGTATTATTTTTCTTTGAATGAAGAAGACAAAAATAGTTATTTCACAGATTTGGCAAAAGGAATACGAGATTATTTCAACAATGCGTATTCAATTTTAGAAGTAGTCATTTTTATAGCGTTGTTTTATTTGGGAACATATATTTTGAAGATTCCCATGGATTCTGAAAAACCAATATCAATTAGTATATTAGAATCAAAGGCATTTTTATGGTTAATACTTTTGGGTTTTATTCAGTTTTTTAAAATATTTTTAGGAATCCGAATTGTAGATATGATTTATGATATGGATTTTAGTGGTTTGTCTCCAAACACAAACCCAAAAGAGGAATCCAAATCTTCAGATGAAACTGAAACAGACGTTCAAGCGCAAACATCAGAAGAAGTATTTAACATTTCAAACAACTTGTACACATTTGATGACGCCAAATTGGCATGCGAGGCATTAGGCGCGAAATTGGCTAATTATGATCAAGTAGAAAACGCATATGAGAATGGCGCTGAATGGACAAGTTATGGGTGGAGTGAAGGACAACATGCGTATTTTCCAACTCAGAAAAACACCTGGAAAAAACTACAATTGGAGAAGGGACATGAACACGATTTAGGACGACCGGGCGTCAATGGCGGTTACTTTGACAATCCCAATATTCGTTTTGGTGCCAATTGTTATGGAGTGAAACCAAAAATGACGGATGCTGAAAAAGCGTTAATGGAATCTCGCAAAAATCGCATTTATCCAAAATCACCCCAAGAGACCTTGTTGGACAAGAAGGTAAACTTTTTCATAGAAAATAAAGATAAGTTGATGGTGATCAATTCGTATAATGATAAGAAATGGTCCAAATATTAATATTTATGTGACGTTGTCACATAAAATTAATATTACTGCTTCGCACAAATACTAAATTGAAAAAGCACAGCTTTTTCAATCTTTGTATCCCTGTTGCCTTTGGCAACACAAATATTAAGAATAAAAAAGTATTGTTAATATATAAAATGACAGATACAAAAATTCAAGAGCTAATTGAATTTAAAGACAATTTTTACAAGGCCGTTAGAGAAAATAATCCAGATAAAGATGGAAACGATAAAAGTGTCTATCAAACCACCTTAACAGATGAAATAAAAAAAATGTCAAAAGAAGATCTAAAAACCAAAATTTTAGAAATTGAATCAGTGTTAAAAGATGCCAAACCACCTAACACAGAAGTTGAACCACCCCTTAATTTATTACAACAATTTAAAAATAAGTTCACAATGTCGCCATCTGTGACGGCCACACCCAATAAAGCTAATAATGGACTCAATGGACTCGCCAATTTTTTAGAAATTTTGAAAAAAGAAGCAGAAAAAGGAATAAAAGTTGAAGAAACAGGAGGAAGAAGAAAACCCCGGAAATCAAAGAGAACCAGAAAATCAAAAAGAAATCGCAAATCAAAGAGAAGCAGAAAATACTAAAAAGTATGTCTATTTCTTTTAACAAACATTTTTATACTTTGATCTGGCGACAATTCCCGAATTTTTCGCATGACATATCTTACCACATCACTTCCTAAAAAAAGATGTTCTCTCACATCAATCAAACAATTATACAAATCACCAACAACAAAAAACACAGAGTCTATTTCACCCTGTCTTTTTTCCAGTTCATTAATAATTTGACGAAAACAGATATCTATCATTTGCCGCGTAAACGTATTCAAGCAATGATAACATCCATGTTTACGTGAGCACACCGACACTGGAAAACACCGCGTGCCATTCATTTTACTTATTTCCATATAACCAAAATCACCGTCAGTTGAGTGTAGCCTTTCTTCTACATCTGTGTAGATGAAAATGGCCGATTTAAATTGTGCTTGTTGCGACATCCACAAAATATTACCAATTTCATCATTTGATGTAAATTCAACTGCGATGATATTTGGCATTATCATAATAATTGTGAATAAAATAATTAAGGTTCGCTAGCAGATACCCTTCAGGGATCCCCCTGTGGGGAGCCTACGCTTCGCTCATTGCTCCCTGCTGGGGAGCCTCCACCACCCATAGCAACTTCTTTGGGTTTATTTCGCATAAATATGTTGACAGGTTCTTCTAAAGTGGGTTGATGATTATATTCAAGGCGGTGTCTAATACACCAATTTACACATTTTTGTGTGTGATTTTTTATGTAAGATTCAATCTTCTCCGTGCGGTATTTATTTTCTATTAAAGACAGAGTATTATAAATATTTTCTATCTGGGTCTGTCCAATGATGGAATTACATTCTTCAATCTTGTTGTTTAGAAAAAGAGGAATATGGGTTTGTTTCAAAAACCCTGTAATAAAAGTATTGGGTGGTCGGTTTACCATTTTTTCCAAGGTCTTTTCAAATATTCCATAATAACTCGCCGAGCTGCTATATTTGAACCCTACACACACTATGTATTTCTCCGAATTGGCATATCGGCTTGTATTTGGTTTTATCACACAAATCTTGTCATAGAATGAAGACAATATGTAAATTATATCTGCGGTGGGTTTGTAGAAACAGTCAAACATTTTCAAAATGAACGATCCGCCCTGGCGTTGTAAGCAAACCGCATACGCAATTTGGGCAAACAATAAATCGTGAATGATGATTTCCTGACTATTAAAATCGGAGCTGAAATCAAACCCGCCGTCACCAGTAATGATGTCCATAGAATTGCGATATTTGGAAACCACGTGGCGGAAATTCTCCATTTTCAGTATATTTCCAGTTCCGTCGGCGCCCTTCTCTAATATCACATTCTCATTATTTCTGAGAAAAGCGCGAGTTTTGCGCCACCCAGGCACTTCATCATTGGCGGCGTCTTCTATTGTCATTCCATAATACAAATCTTTAATATTTAGCCCAGATTGACTTCTGTGATTACATACAGCTTCAATGAAGCCACCAGGGCCTTCAGCAAGTCCAAACATTTTAATGGGTACATTTGTGCGATTCTTGGACCATTGGTTGTTTCCAATGATGTTAAAAGTATCTAATATTTCCAGCATTTTGAAATAGGCGCGCGATATGGGCCGATATTTACATATGCCAGGCTTGTGCGAATTGCCATGAATGTATTCATAAGGATTTGTGTATTTTTTATAAATGTCCCAATCTTCACCACATTCGCTAATTTTTTCTTTGATTTCGCATAAATAAGAGTGGAGTGAAAAAGACAAATATGGTTCTGGTTTTGCCGTGCCAACTAAACAATCTAGCGATTTCCATGGAGAACTAGAAATTGAGGGAAATGAAACATACGACATTGATTAATCTTAAACTACATAGTAAGAAGTCAAATTTCTATGTAGTTTTGTTTTGTGAAATTGCGTTTTTAACGATTTTGCTGCTGCGCTTGCCCGTCGGCCGCATAACTCGCTGGATTCATGCAGGTAACTTGAGAAGGAAAAATTTGACCCGACATACATTTGTCTTGTTGACCAACTTCAACACATCCGCGTTTTCCGTCATATTCGCCGACTAAACACCAATTAGTTTTATTGGCAGTTATGGGTTTTTGAATAGGGTTTCCGCTAGTTGAAGGCGAAGGTTCATTGTAAGATGACGTTGATTGCGCAGTGAGTGCCCCATCTAATCCGGCAACAGTGGCCGGATTCACATGTTTTCTGCTCGCGTCTTTCATAATAGTTCCAACAGATTGAATAGAATCTTCTGCTAAATCCACGCCGGTTTTAGCAACAGTTCCGGCCAAATCAGCGGTCTTTGTCAAAACACTTCCGGTGGTGTATCCAAAAATAGATAGAATCTGTGAAACTAAAGGTCCAAAAATTTTGACTATTGAATCAACTAGATTTCCAATAACAATGAAAATATTTATTCCTAAAAAAGAAAGACCTAATATGACTAATAATATGACAATGATCACTTGATTATTTATCCCAAAAGTTGCGTCAGAATTTGTGTTTGTTGCGTTTCCCATGTCTCCAAATTTAAATCCAGATGGTGTTCTTGCTTCTTCCATTATTATATAATATTATAAAGAAGTTTATAAAGTTTTTTTACAAATGTGCGTTCTAAACTATTTATAATTTTAAGGATCTATTATAAATATAAATATGGGAGCATTTTTTGAATCTGCGTTATTATTTAGTTTAGCCGTTTTAATTGTATTGGTTGGGTTATTGATTTATTATTTCAAGGGTCGCATTGTGGATATTGAGCAAAAAAATATGAAATGTTTAGACATCATCAATGATGTTTACAAGTCGCATTTGGAATTCAAACAAATGGTTCAAAATGAATTTCAAGATTTAATTGTCAATAAGAATATTGTTTTAATGAGTGACACACTATCGCATGGCGGAAGTGATCACCAACAAGCGTTACACGGTAATATTCAAAGTGATAACAGAATTATGGTTGAAATTACTGAAAATTCAACAGAAGACTCGGATTCGGAATCTGAATCGGACTCAGACTCGGACTCGGACTCAGAATTTGAATTACACTTGGAACCGGATTCTCATAAAACCAAGCTCATCAATGTAAATTTGTCTATTCCTGAAAATTATGAATTAGATGTTGACGAAGTGGATGAATTAGACATTGACGAATTGGATGCGGACGCTGACGCGGATATAGTTGACATGGACGATCACACTAATATTTTAGTAAATAAATTAGAAAATTCTAATGAAATTAATGAAATAAAAGATTCGGAAGGAATCACATTGTTGGTTGAAAAAGATTCATACAAAAAGATGAATCTGCCGGCATTAAGAAGTTTTATTATTTCCAAGGGATATCAAACCGATTCAGCTAAATTACAGAAAATGAAAAAGGGAGAACTTATTGATCTTATTGTGTCGTCTCGGCAAAGTGACAACGAATAAATACAATTATTTTATCTGATATGTTAAATTATCATATAAAATTTACATGAATAAATTGTTTCTACGCAATTTTTGGTGTTTTTGTGGAAGTAAGGTTTAGTGTGGGCGCAACTTTGCGTGCCTCTAGCTGTTCTCTAGACAAATAAATGTCTTTGAGATCACTTTCATTATATTTGAGACGAATATCCGTTACATTATCCATAGCAGTTTTAAACAAATGGGGCGTTTTAATATCCGAATTCACAATCTTATCGGAAAATCGTTCGCCTGCCGGATAACCGGCATCCGTGCTGGCAGTTCGGAAATCAGTTTCCATGATTTGCTTGGCATTCTTGATCATGTAAGCACGATATTGGGCATGATTTGTAGTGCCATACTGTTTCAAAATGGAATTATGTAATAGTGCCTCTGACCGATTGCTGGCAATTATAGAACGGCCATCATTCATTATGGGCGGAAACCCGTCATAACGATTGTTTGATCGGTATCCTAAATTGGATGCAGGAATTGTCTCTTTGATTATAGGATAAGCACATTCAACGGTTGCAGTATTTGAAAAGAATGACATTATATAAAGATACAAATATTTATTTACAAGCCAAACCTTGTAAATAATTATCCCTGTTCTAAAAACACAAATATTTATTTATTCAAATAAATATCCCTGTTTTCAAAAAAAACACAAATATTTATTTACAAGCCAAACTTTGTAAATAAAAATCCCTGTTCTAGAAACACCGTTATTTCTCTTCAATTAAACTTTTGTCAGCCAGTCTCACTTCTTTCATGCCGTTTTTTCGTTCATAAATAGTGACATAATCCGGATACTTAACTTTCAATTGTTTCGCGGCTTCTTCATTGATGGCAAACCGATTGTCCATTCGTCCTAAACCACCCGGACTATAATAAATCGTTTTCAAACAAATATCATTGAATCGCATCACACCGCCGTCTTTCAAATAATGTAGAATGGTGTTTTCATAGTCTTCTTTCTCGGTCACAGAAGGAATTAGATCTCTATCATGCCGGCAAACAAATCCATAAGTGGTTCCTAAAATAAGTCGCAGATCGGTTGTCACATTGTGCTTCATGTAATAGGCATATCGCATGGGATAAATTCCCCATATAAAAAGCCCTTTCTTCTCTATCGCGGCAAAAGCCTTTCTAAAAAATTTATCTAAATCTCCCACTTTGAATTCTATTAGTTTCTGGCCATCTCGGCTTAGTTTAAGAAACTTCTCAACATCGTCGTCCATGCTCACTATTTTGGTGCCTTCTTTGAAATATTTGACAATAAATTTGCGCTGGGGAGTTATGCCTTTTTTGCCGACAACGATTTTTCCATAAAGATCTTTGGGAACGGCGGCCTCATATGTGGCACACTCGGCATCATTTGCGACAAAAATATGGATAGACTGGGCGGCTACGCCGCCCTTTTTGAGCGTGGTCAACGTTTTTTTTATTATGGCTTCTACACGATTGTAGGATGGAATTGCTACTACATAATCTGTGTTTAAATTCCCATGATTTTTTTTTGTTTTATTATGTCTAATAGTGGCATTTTTTACTGAAAACATGCGACCGCTATAAATAATCATGAGGTTTAAAATCCAATTGGCGGATCAGCGTCTTTATTAATTGAGTACAATTGGTCTATTTCCATTTTTAGCAGAGACCTATTATAATGAACAATATTACAAATGCCACCATGCATTCCCGCGTCTTGTCCAATCACCACATAATCGCTTATTTCTGTTTGATCATTCATAGTTCGGGGCGCAGTGGCAATCAATTCACCATCAATAAATATGTCTACATTGTTTACGGAATAACTGACTACGCAATGTGTCCATTTTTGCATGGCAATTTTAAAAGTTCTATTATCGGCGGGAACATGTGAAATTTGAACTTTACACAAATTGTCTTTTCCATTGTAGGTAATTTTTGGGTGTTGATTGACAAATTCAAAGATGTTGGCATCCTTATTGTAAGGCGAATGATTTTGCGGCAGTCTTACGAGATAGAACCACATGGAAAAAGCATATTCATTTTTGATTTTTGGCTCAGAAGTTATAGGAATTTTTTCGGCAGCCATGAGTTCTGAATAACTAATCAGACGGATTTCGTTTTTAAGAAATTCGGGTTTAACTAATATTTTATATCCCTCTTTTTCGGCATACATTTGCACCAATTTTGGCATGTAATAATAAGCAAGAATGAGCAAAATCTCTATCGCAATCAATACATACACCACAAAAGGCGACGCCGTGATCTGTCCCATCAAAAAATCAAAGAAATCCGCCAACATACAAGGAATGAAAAATAACATGCGCATAATAATTCCGGGCATACCTTCAACTGAGTAGGCAATATCTTTGAACACCTTGGCAAAAATAATTATGGCGAAAATTACAATAGATATGACAATGATATTTGACATGAAAGATGCTGATGAAATTACGGCGTCGGATACTTTGAAATAATTGTAAATATAGATTACCAGGAATAGCAAAACAGTGATTGCCGCAAATCTGCCAAATTCTTTTCTATCAGAAATAACACTATAAGAAAAAATCAAATATCCAAATCCAATCAAAACTGGAATTAATATTGACATTGTGTATAAATATTTTTTTGAATACAATTCATTCATGTCTTTTGTGATAAATGTTGACAAAACTATTAAATAAATTGCGATGGCAATTATTACGCCATAGTCTTTTAATAATTTTAATACAGTCTCTATTTTTGATGATGGCATAATATAATTACAATATATATTATGTTATAAATTTTCCATAGCTGTTTTACACCCATGGCATTCTCGGCACAAAGCTACTAAATTGTCCACGTGATTGCTTCCTCCGTGTTCAAGCCGGATTTTGTGATCTACTTCAAACCACGCAGATAATTGGTTGCCGCAGTCGCCGCATTTCCATCCTTGTCTACTTGCCACAAACTTCTTCTTAGTTTCACTGACAGATCTTTTTGATGAGTTTTTACCCGAGTTTAGTAGGCGGGTTTCTGCCGAATTTGATCCTCCGGTTTGGCTTCCATTGGAAGTCATATTCAAAACCGGATGATTGTATGTTTGTGAGTCCTGCGAATCATTGAATATATTTTGTTTGGCGGTAAAATCCAAGATTGGACTGACCATACTTGCGGTCCCGCTGTCAATGGGCAAATATTTCATATATTCATTTGAACTACTGATGATGTTTTTGGCTCTATCGGGGAACTTTTTAAACAGAATATAAAGCATTAATCCACCTAAAGCAATTCCACCCATTTTCACATATTTCTGATTGGTTTGAATGAGCTTTAAATATTTGCCGTCAGTGTATACATTGGCTATTATTAATGCGGTTATTCCAAAAATGATGATTTCCATGCGCATTTTTATGACGTTCTTATATTATCCGCATAAATTTATAAACGACATTTTTGAATGTTACACATGGGGCAATCTCAGATTCCCCTGAGGAACAACATATCCGCCGGACCGGACCCTGCGAATGGCAGTAAACTCGTCTTTTCGGGAAACGGAATCGGAAGACACAAATGAATTCACCGAGGTGTTAACGCGGCCGATGGCGACAGCGGTTCTTCTGGCGGCCACTGAGGACGCGTCTCTATTGCCTCCGATAAATTTCTTTTCTCTAGGTTGCGATTGAGAAGTTTCGTAAAAGTTGCGCCTTCCCATGGCAAATGAACTTGTGTTGTCTGAAGTGAGATCTTTCATTGGCATTGCAGCCGCTCCCGATAGAGAAGCATTGTTCATTATGTGATTTGTTATAGGTCTTCCATTATAAAGCGTTCCGTTGGACATCTTTGTTATATTTTATCAAAAGACAAAAATGGAACCAATAAAGGAAGAATCTTAAGGGTAGAGCACCTTCGGTGCTCCACTTCCATGCGCCACAAAGTGGCGCCTTGGAACCATGGGTTTCCTTAATTAAGAGTAGAGATAAACCAAAATCAAACATCCAAGTATAAAAGCCACATGCATATAATATCGGCGAACCTTCATTTCCTGATGTAAATAAACCGGTTTGGGCAAATAATGATTGTAATATCGCGCCATGGCTTCGTCAATAGAGATCTCGTCTTTTCCCAGAATTTCATTATATTTGTTGTGAATGAATATGACCCATCTGGACAATGAATCTTTGCTGGTTAAATAAGGCGAAACAGGATAACTGTCTAATAATGTGCTAAATTTGTTTCCCATTTCTACGTCAGGAATGAAAAGCGGCAAATTCTGGAAGAAATCATAGTATTTTCGTTTGGAAACTTCATTGGGAAAATCGGGATAAGTTAGCGCGAGAGTTTGTAGGAAAAACCAGTAATGCGGCCCCCATACTTTTGGATCACTATGTGATGGTCGCTCGTTGTTCATGTGAAATTTCAAAAGTATATAGAAATAAGATACTTAAATACACAAGTAGCAACTAATTCGCTAAGATGAACCAAAAAGAAATAATATACTGTAACAATTGCGGCAAAAAAGGACACAATTTTCATCAATGTAAGATGCCCATAACAAGCAACGGAATTGTTGCGTTCCGCGTGAATCCAGGGGGGCAAAAGGAGTATTTAATGATTCGGCGCAAGGAGACACTGGGATTCGTGGATTTTGTGCGAGGCAAGTACTCGGTTTACAACAAGGATTATATTGGGAACATGATATGCCAAATGACAATAGCCGAAAAACGGATGTTATTAGAAAATGAATTTGACGATTTATGGAAACATGTCTGGGGTGAAAAGGAAGACGTGTCTACATATAATAACGAGGAAAACATATCACGTGACAAGTTTAATCAATTGCGTAGAGGGGTTTATGTAAAAACCGCAATGCATGATCTGAAGCATTTAGTTGAATCGGACACGACACATTGGCCAGATCCAGAATGGGGATTTCCCAAAGGCCGCAGAAACCCAAATGAATCCGATTTGGATTGCGCTTGTCGCGAGTTTTTTGAAGAAACTGGATATACAAATGATAAAAACACGTGTAAAATCATAGAAAATATCACTCCATATGATGAGACTTTTATTGGATCCAATTACAAATCATATAGACATCGGTATTTTATAATGAAGATGGATTATGATTATTCTCATACAGTAGAATGCGGCGAAAAGAATGATAATAATGAAATAAGTGCCATGAAATGGATGTCATTTTTGGATTGCGTGAATGCGATTCGGCAGTACAATTTAGAAAAACGGAAATTGTTTATTTGTGTGAACACGGTTTTAACTAAGTATGCTTGTGTATAATGTGTTAAATTTATATTTGTAATAATATATACTATATATTATTAGAAATGATGAATCGGACAAGGAAAAATCAGCAAGGGGGCTCAAAAGAAGAGATCACTGAAGAAGAAATGGAACAAGCAAAGTTGATGCCTCCGATAGAGAAAGATTTTTTTGAATTAGATTTGAAAATGAAACCTGGTGGAAATGCGGACGAATGGCATTTAAAACACAAGGAGAAGTATTTTGCCAAGAAAAGTGGCGGAATAGAGAAGAATACGGCGCCGCAATTGTTTGTTTATGACGGACATGTTTTTAAGAAGAACAAAATTCAAACAAATCAAAGTCATTTGAAATATACAAGAAAACTTCTAGGTGTTGGAGAAGCAAAAATATCAATTAAAGAAGATCTTAGCAAAACAGAAAAAGAGGAATTGAATAAAGAGATTCAAAATGTGTCTGAATTAGAAGAAGATTTAATTGAGAAAATACAACAAGATGTGGAAAAAGAAATGAAAGACTTAGACATGGAAAAAGATGAATTAGAGATTAAATTGCCCATAAAAGAAGATGTGAAAATACCCATAAAAGAGAACAAAAAACGATCCAATGAAGATGCCGAGTTTGAATATATTAAAGTGAATCCTGAATCTAAATTCTCTATGTCTCCTGCAATTTCAGAATCCGACGACTTTCTCTATCCAACCGTCAATGATCCTTATTTCAGCCACAAGATCGCCAATCGCACGGAGTTTGCTTCCTACAAATATGACGGCAAAAAAGTGGGCATTAAAGAGTTAGCCGACAAATTATGCGCTAATCCGGACTTTGAACTGATGCCTCACCAATTGTTTGTGAAGAATTTCATATCTAAAAACACTCCCTACAATAGCATCTTGTTATATCATGGCCTTGGGTCCGGAAAAACATGTTCGGCAATCGGAATCGCGGAAGACATGCGCGCCACAATGAGTCAAACAAGTATGAAAAAACAGATCATGTTGGTCGCGTCTACCAACGTCCAGGACAATTTTCGGCTTCAACTATTTGATGAACGCAAATTGAAACGCGCCCTAGATGGCAACGGATCATGGACGATAGAGGCCGGATCCTGTATTGGTAATAGTTTGTTAAAAGAAATCAATCCCATGAATGACGTTGGCATAACAGCCGAAAAGATCATTAGTCAGGCCAATTCCATCATAAATAGCAGTTATGAATTCATGGGATATACGCAACTGGCCAACCAAATAAACAAATATTCTGCCTCCGCGAATGAAGACGTCAAAATCGCAAATATTAAGAAGAATTTCAACTTTCGCATGATTGTCATAGACGAGGTTCATAACGTTCCTAATTCTATGTTGGCGCCTCTATTGGAGGACGTGGCAAGGCACGCCGAAGGCGTCAAATTCGTATTGTTATCAGCCACACCCATGTACAACTCTGTAGATGAAATTATATGGCTGTGTAATTTGATGAACATCAATGATGGTCGCGCCAAAATTAGTTACAGTGAAATATTTGACAAAACCGGCGAATTCAAAGAAGGCGGCGAGAAAATATTACGACGCAAATTGAATGGATATGTATCCTACGTGCGTGGAGAGAATCCGTATACATTTCCGTTCCGTCTCTATCCGGAAACATTTGAAGAGGGTGATAAATCGTCTACGTTTTTAAACAAGAAATTTACTTATCCGAAGAAAAGCATCACTGGTCGGCCAAACTTGCCTCTTCTAAAAGACGTCATGAAAAACCGTGTTTATTTGACACAAATTGGCAAAGAGCAGGAGAAAGCATACAATTTCATAACATCCAAGATATTCACACGACATAATAACGGCAATATATTCGCGTCGGCCAAACCGGATGATGATGAGGACGTATTTGAAAACATGGAGAGTTATGGATACACCAAACTACAAATGCCGCTACAATCTCTGATTATTACATATCCACCAAGCAAGAAATTCAACGGCATGGACAAATCCGATTGGGATGACCTAAGCAAAGAAGAAGCCAAAGAAATGATGAAAGATATGGTAGGCAAATCAGGCATTAACCGAATCATGGATTATACCGAGGTCATTCCCAAAGCCGATGATGACAATCAAATTTATATGAAATACAAATACAAATACAAGCCCGGATTTGAAGGGTTCTTCACCATAGATAAGGCGAATCCGGCAAGCAAAACCCTAGATAAACATAGCAGCAAAATCACGAGAATATGCGAGAAAATCTTGGAATCTACCGGAATAGTGATGGTTTATACACAGTTCATTGATGGCGGAATAGTACCCATGGCGCTGGCCTTAGAAGAGCTCGGATTCACCCGATATGGAACCAATTCTAAACCTATGTTTGCTAAGGGCGCGGCAATAAACCAAGAACCTCTTGACGCCATCACTATGAAACCGGGCACAAAAACCAAACAGGCTAAGTATATGATATTGTCCGGCGACAAATTCTTCTCACACAATAACGCGGAAGACATCAAATATGCCACAAGTGAAGCCAATAAAAATGGACACGATGTGCGTGTTATCCTTATTTCGCGCGCGGCCTCGGAAGGCTTGGATTTCAAAAACATCCGTCAGATCCATATCTTGGACCCGTGGTATAACTTGAACCGCATAGAACAAATCGTCGGCAGAGGCGTAAGAAATATGAGTCATTGTAAACTGCCTTTTGAAGACCGCAATGTTGAAATTTACCTACATGCCACTGTATTAGAAACGGGCGAAGAAGAGTGTGCCGATCAGTATGTTTATAGATACGCAGAGTCCAAAGCAGTAAGAATAGGCAAAGTAACGAAACTACTGAAAGAGGTATCGGTGGATTGTATTTTGAATATTGGACAGAAGAATTTTACGGATACCGAATTGTCAAAGATTGCGGAAAACAAGAAGATAGAGATTCAGCCGTCATCTCTTAGTAAACTTGTGTCTTTCCGAGTAGGAGACAAAAAAGGCACAGAAGCATGTGATTATGACAAATGCGAATATACATGTCGCGTGGACAAGGACATGGATTTGACAACGATGCCATTTAAGGAAGTGAAAGACACCCATAGTTTGGAAGTGATGAAATCCAATTCTAATTATTTGATGGACAAAATCAAGAATCTCTATCGGACAGAGAAAAAATCATTTCACAAAGATGAATTCAAAAAGTTGTTGTCGGCAAATTCGGATGATCACGATCTGTTGTTCTACGTTTTGACCAAATTGGTAGATGGCAATGAAACTTTGGAGGACAGTTTTGGACGTGAAGGACGTTTAGTAAATCGCGGAGAATACTATATTTTCCAGCCCATTGAAGTGAGTGATAGCCGATCCAATTTGTTTGAAAATATGATGCCTATTAATTTCCGTCATGCGCGATTAAAATACAAGATTTCGGACAAGATAAACAAAGATGCCCCGTTGGAAGCTGGATTGGATCCGTCGTCGCCATTGTCACCCACGGCGGAAAGATTGGCAAACGCAGATTACCAATCTGTTAAGAAAGAACTAGAGGACAGTATGAAAATGGTTCAAAATCCGGCACACAAATATAATGAAAGAGAGAAAGAATGGTCTAAGAATTTGAACTCCAAATTGATAAATTCATCGTCAACATTAATTGAAAAATACTTGTTTCCGTTTTTTGAAGGCGATGATAATGCTAAAAAAAGAGAACAAATAGAAAAATACGCATTTGCGCATTTCATGGAAGCCTTGAATTATAGGCAAAAAAAGATCCTGGTAGAGAAAGTGTATGATCCTCATTATAAATTAGATGATTTGGAAATTTGGATAAAGATGTATTTTGACGATTTGTGTTTCACAAATGAAAGCACGGGATCTATTGGAATTTTGATGACAAAAGTTACCAAAGGGATTGTGTCCAATATTGTTTACAAGAGAGACAAGGGTGAGTGGACCGAAGAGGATCCGACGGATGTGTATGATTTGAAAGATCAGATAGAGACAAAAATGAAAAAACTCAATTTGGGTAGATTGTCTGATCCAATGGGGTTTATGGGATATTTTACAAGTACTTCGTCCATGGTATTTAAAACCAAGAAACTAGAGCAAAAGAAGGGTGTCGCCAAAGGGTCTTATTTAATCAAAGAAGGCAAGGGGATGATATTGAAAATATACAATGAAATTATGCGATCCGTTGGAAAAGACGAGATGGGCGACACACCGGAAGATGTCACTAAAATTGGGTTTGCGATTGTAGTTGAAATTATTATGCGGCATTTTAACATGCAAAGTATGGCGGGCAAAATATGGTATTTGCCGTCGGAATACATTGTGGAATATGGATTGGCAAAATCATAATTGGAAATGCTAAATCATAGTTTTGCCGAATACGAAGTGCGGCAAATTGAAAAATTGATGTTGAATCTTTTGAAACAACATCAATAAAACATATATAAAACTTTGCCAATTAAATATATACAATGGAAAACAATAAAGCCAAAACAAGTGACAAGTATGGAGTCTACATGAGATCCATTTTACAAATGAAAATCGCATTAAGTATCACAGAAATAGGCAAAAATTTGACGCAGAATTTGGAGAAGTTGATTCGTTTAAAAACCGAGGGCAAGTGTATTGCCGAGGGATTCATTCGGCCCAATTCAGTGCGTGTTATAAATTATTCAAGCGGTCTCATCAAAGACGACCACGTAGAATTTTGTACTACATATGAATGTATGGTATGTCATCCCATCAAGGACATGATGGTGTCATGTACTGTTTCCGAAGTGACCAAGGCGGGCATTCATGCTTATGTAAAAGACGTAGACAGCGACAATGTGCCAATCACGGTTTTCGTGGCGCGCGATCATCATAGTACCAGCAAGTATTTCAACAGCATCAAGGAAAACGCGGTGATTGATGCACGAATTATTGGAATCCGATTTGAACTGAATGATCCGTCCATCACCACGATAGCAAGTTTAGTAGAAAAAAATGAATAAGAAAAAATACAAATATAAAAAATATAGAGGCACTATCACATATATAGTAAAATGACTCTACCTACCAATGAATATTTAGTGACCTTGAAGGACAAGATAGAAAAAATGACCAAGAACCAGCAATTGGATGTATTGCGAATACTTAAGAAAAATCAGACGATTAAGTTGAACGAAAATAAGAGCGGGATTTTTGTTAATATTTCTTTTTTACCTCAGGATATGATTTCAGATCTAGACAAGTATGTGAAATATGTCTACGACCAAGAAAACGAATTCAATGTTTTGGAAAATCAAAAACAGGAATTTAAGAATACGTTTTTTTCTGGTATGGCGATTGGGGCCCTAGAATGAGGGGAACTACGTAAGGGAACTCGTCGTTCCCTTATGATCCCATACTTGACTTTATTGTGATCCCATTGCTTCATTTTATGAGTAATTTTCCTTAATTACTCACAAAATATTTGTGTTAAGATTGAAGATGAGGCATCTTTTTCAATTTATCATTTGAAAACAATTTATAAATTTCCCTACATCTATGATAGTACAAAATATAAATAAAATGGCAACAATTCCCCGATTTATTACCGAGGCGCTTTATGGGCAGAAGAATTTTTTTACTACTGACAAGAGTCTTGATGAATACATGTTAACATCGGCATTTTTGGAGAAATTTGCTCCTATAAATGAGGACAAAAAAGAGGTTAATATTCCTTTGTCAAAGTCCGAATTAAAAACGCCTTTAGTAGAACCCAACACAAATCATAAGCCCAAATCAAGTCGGTTTATCCCTCATATTCGCGATTCGCTTTTTTGGTGTATGTATGTATTTTCCCACGGCTACACTGTCTACGAAACCCAAAAGGCGATCGGCACAAACATGACCAATCTAATGATGAATGAGAAGCGTGCCATGTACGATTTCTTCAACAAGGATTCCGGCGCTTCCCTAAAAAACACAAATCATAAAATCACAAATATCAAAATCAATGAAATCAAATGCGATCTCATGACCAAACCTCTATTGTCCTCCATTGAATCCCTCATCCCTTGTTGTGCGTATTTTAAGCGGCCAATCTATGTCTCTTTTGGTGATAATATTTACCTACATTTTGTGAGCAAGGATTATATAGCGGATGATGATTCAGAGTCGGAAACGGTATTATTGTATGTGAACCAAGGAAAGTTTGAATTGGAATTGGATCAAACAGTAAAGAAAACCGCCATTGACGAACTAAAAGAGAAAGGCTATAAGATGCCTACTTATGAAAAACCATTGTTGGGTCTCTCTACATATAAGACGGACGAATTGTGCGAGATACACGATAAATTGTTTATTATAGATAAAGAAAGCTTTTCTCCGGGAAGCGTAGTAAAATATAAGAAGCAGGATTATTATGACAAAATTGCGGAGAAGTGTGCCAAGAAACTTACAGATAAATTAGTGTGAACAAAAATTGATCCGCACAACGGAATTCACATCATTTTCAAAATATAAAATAATATAAAATGGACTTGCAAAGCCTTAAAATCAGACGAATCCACCGCTCATATACTGAAGATATGATAATCAATGTATTTTGGAAATGCGGATTGGGAAAAGTATATCGCGTGGACTTTGAGACAATTGTTTATGACGAGACAGGCACGTGGGATTTTGAATACCAAAACGCATACATATACTTAGCGGAAGGGCATGAATGGGACATTGAACTTACAAAATCCATGATTGAAAAACATCATTTTGTCTTGTATCACACCACATTTGCTGGTAAAGAGGTATGCTGGACCATGTACAAGAATCCCAACCCAATACCAAAGGCTAATACAAGCGCAAACATTCACCAATTATTCAATGACAATAAGATTCTTAAAGGCATGATTGCCGAACTGAAGAAGGAAAACGACGAGCTGAAAGCCGAACTAGCAAAACTTAAAGAATAGGAAAATTATAAATGAATAAAACATGTTTTTTCTTGTTTTGCCTAACTTCGTAGAAGGCAAAGGGAAAATTGATCCCACATCATCCATGAAATGTGGCATCAATAATAAAAATGGAATCTTCAACTGAAACAAACAATATACTTTCTTGCGAATCCTGGGAGAATTCCAAGGCATTCAAGGCGATCACAGATAAGGAAACCCAGATCAAATATTACAAGCGCAATAACGCGGCGCCGTCGGTTCTGGCATTGGTAGAATTGGATTCTAAACCGTTTGGTTCCGAGGCGGAGAAGATCCTATCGGAGATATTTGGATTAGGAAAGCGCACATCAACACAAAATGACGGCACATTTGAAGGCAAAAAGATAGAAATAAAGACCGCAAGATACTGGGCGGGCTGCGACAATTGTAAATGGCAGCACTTGGAGCCGGAACATGATTATGATTATGCGATGTTGGTTCTCCTGGATTTCCAAGAATTCAAGGTCTGGACTATACAGAAATCACTGTTGATGGGGGAACTGCGCGACAAGAAAATAGTGACATTTCAAGGGAAACAGGGGTGGTGGGCCACAAAATCGGATCTGATGCCATATTTGACACAGATACATACGGTGGCCGATTTGAAGGCTTTCTCCGAATTTTAAAATAAAACATATTAAACATATTATTAATAACAACATATATAATGGAAAATAAGAGCATAACAGTCATTGAAAATTTTTTGCCAGAAGATTTATACAACGAATGTAATGAAACTTCTACAAATTTATTAAAACAAGGCAAAAATTTTAGAACAAATCAAATGTGGGATTACAATGTTAGGGGTGACAGTTCCACTGTTTTAATTTATGACATATGTGACCAAGAATTACAAAATAAAATTTCAAATATTGTGAAAGACAAATTTAAGCGCGAAATAAAATGCATGATGTTTTATTATTGGATGCCATGCAGTCATATACCATGGCATAACGACGGATCACATTCTGGTGGAATTACAATTTATTTGAATGAAAAATGGGACAGCAATCATGGCGGAATATTTTTATTTCATATTGAAAATGAAGTTCATGGTATTTATCCAAATAAAAATAGAGCAATTGAACAATATGGCAATGTTAGACATAGTGTTTGTCCCACATCCATGAACAGCAATGTTAGAAGAACCATTCAAATCTTTTTTTAATGAATGTGAAAAATTGATCCGGTTTTTTCTTCCTGATAGTTTTACAAATTTTAAATATTAATATTTGTAAAATGCTAACGCGATCTCATAAATTAAAAGTCCAAGAAACATGTGCCATATGTTACGATGTTCTGGATTCAACCCAGCCAATAAAACTCCTACATTCAGGTCTCAATTGGAATCACAGTTTCCACACTAACTGTATAGAAGAATGGGAATTAACCTGTATAAAAAATGATAAAACCCCGTGTTGTCCTCTTTGTCCGGGCACGCCATTTCCGGCGTCAAATACAAACAATATCATGAAGTTATTAACATCCATAAAAGAGGCTGAGATCCTTTTGCCTTACATTGGAATAATGATTTGTTTGGATGGCGAATGTAAAATTAAACTGACGAATTTAAAGTTGTGCGATAGAAAAAGGGAATGGGAATACAACAATTCATATCACCACAAAATGTCATTGTGGGAAATAAAACAAAAAATACTGGAAGCAAGCGAAGCGATCTATAACAGCTTCGGAAACTCAAATGAAACCTGGAAAGACGTGGTGACCCAAATGATGTATCCCAAAAGTCACAATTTGCGAGTGATCAACACGTGTTACGTGATACCGCCCAAATGCGTGTCTTTTGGTGAAATGACTATGGAAAATGTAGACGACACTTCAACATTGCGCGACATATATTTGGATTACCATTTGAAATTGGGAGAAATGAAAAATGACCCGACCACCGACGCCATCACGTTAAAACATATATCAGACATTTATGCGGTGGATTCTGAGAAAATACATGACAATGGATATGTAGAATTCCCTATGGCATGGCTTGCCATCCACTTGGAATGGTTATAAATTAAGCTTTCCTTGATTTCTTTTGAAATTTCTTAGATCTCTTTTGAAACCTCTTTCGGGTTTTCTTTGGTTTGTTACGTCGGGTTTTTCTTTTTCCTCCTTTTCCTGTTGGCACTGGCATGAAATTTGTATTATAGGCAATCATTTCTTTTTGAATTTGTTCATAGTCATTGTTTGTAGGTTTTATTGAAGATCCATCATTAGCATAAAAAGGAGTAAGTATTTTTTTTTTTTTTGATTCTTTGTTAATTGAAGGCGGCAGTGGAGGAAGAAAGCTTTGTTCTGCGGTTTTTGTGTAAATAGTTATTTCATTTGCGTCTGATTCTGATTTATTTGATGCGTCAATCATACTTGGAGTCGTGGCTTTAATTGGCATTTTTATATTTGAGTCAGTTGATGCCAATGGACAATATACTTGTCTTATTGTTTCAATTTGTGCTTCATTTTCATCTTTAACATCCTGTGAAATATTATCAATGTTGGTTGTTTTATAAACATAAGCACGCAAACACAAATTTAGCAATTCATCCTTTTTAATTTTAGAGGAATCTGAAAATATTTCTGGCAATAATTCAGGCAATAAAATCTTCAATGAATCAAAGAAAACATTATTTGCGTCATTAAACTGACGTAACATTTGCAATAAATCATAAGATTCAATTGGCAAATTATATAATTCAGTTAAATAATTTTCATCTTCCTCTTTTAAATCCTCTTCTTCTGGAGCATATTCAATTTCCTCTATGAATTCTTTTTTTTCTGAAGAATCTTTAAATTCATTATTTAAACCATCAATAATATCATTTTCATCCACATGAATGTTCAAATTATATTTTCCAAAATAGTCTATATATAAATTATTAACTTTTTCTGAAAATGCGTCAAAATTCCATGGTTCATCCGAATATTCATCAAATACAAAATTATCGGATTTATGTTTTGGCAATAACTTATTTCCAATTACATCACGATATTTGTCAGTTCTTAATAAAATTGTAATAATTAAAGAAGCATTGTTCAAAAAATCATCAAACTTTTGATTGATAATTATTTCTTCTTTTTCATTTTTGTCTTTATTCAGTTGTTGATTTTTTTTTTTTTCTTCCTCAATTCTTTTTTGTATTTGTTCTTTACGTTTTTTTTCGTCTTCTTTTTCTTTTTTTATTTTGTCTCCTCTTATTTTTGCTTCTCTTTCAAATTTTTTAACATCAAAACCAAATGTACCAAAACCATCGCCTCCACGACTAGTGTCAGTTCTTCCGATTCTTCCGATTCTTCCAAAAGTTATATTTTTTTTAATAATTAAATTAATTTCAGGTAGTTTGATTGACGCAAGTTTTACTTTTGCATTTGCTAATTTTCTAAGAGATTCTAATCCTTTTGAAAGTGAATTTATATTTTGAGTAACAAGAGGATCTCCCAACGGAGATATTATTTTTGTTTTGTCACATCTCAATTCCAAAGAAACATTTGGCATCACGCCTTGATTGCATACTTTTATAATTTTATATAAAACAGATGCCATGTTATAATTAGATATATCATTTGTGCAAAATCCCATTTGTATAGGGTTAACAATAGTGCTATAAATAATAGATTCAATTACTATAAAAAGATCCTTTGAAATTTTTTCAATGAAATACACAAGTGTATTTACTGATCTTGCTATTTTATCATTATTTGTTATTCCATTTTCATTTGGATCCAATAAAGGAACTTGCCTAATTGCCGAATCAATTTGAGTTATTACATCATTATCATTCGCGGCAGCATTACGAATATTTTGGTCTATTGTATTAATTCCTGAAATAATAGACCTATAAATATTAGTTGAACTCATAATAGAATGTGAAATATTTGCGATTTTTATATTTTGTATTCTAAGTTGGGTTTTTATTTCTATTTGAATTGCGGCAGGATTTGCTAGAATTGCTTGTTGAATTGCTTGTTGAAATGCGGCAGGATTTGGTTGAATTGCGGCTATAATTGTGTTTTGAATGGCATCAGGATTTGCGACCAGATCAACATTTGGAATTAAAAATACCGGATTTCCGATTGGCAGTTGAATTTTTTGCAAAATTGCCATTTGAATTGTTAAAATATTAAGGTCCGGTGGATCTCTAACAATTGTTAGTATATTACAAAAAGCATTTGTCATTGCGTCAATTATACTATCAAACAATTTATCTATTATTACGCTATTTCCGTCTCTTAACAATTTAGTTCCTTGTGTAAAAGTATTTGGTGGTCTTTGTGGAAAAGTGTAAAAATTATAAGGATTTGCGTCAATTGTAATATTATCAGTCCAGTTCCGATCTATTCCTTGAATAATAGGTGGGTCTTCTTCTGTTTGATATGAACTTAACACCATTCTTTTGCCTTGCACGCCGTTTAATACTAAACTCCAATCAAGGTTGCGATATAGGGTGGCATCCGGTATATATTTATTTCCACTATCTTTAATAACACTGCGGAAAATCGCATGATTATTAAAAGATCCAACCACTGCATTATAAACAGTTGAAAACTCTGTTGATTCTTCTTCATATGAAAAAACACCAATATTTGAACGATTTGACGCATTTCCGGGGTTGATTGTCAACCCTGAAAAAAAATGGTGTTGTGTTACATGGATTATGTTATTTTCATAATTCCCACCCAAACTAGTATTAGTCGCATTTCCTTGTTTTATAATTATTGCTTGTGCCATATCACGCAATCCATTCGCGCAATTTTCAATCCTTATTAAAAGATTATTCATCGCATCTATTTTATCCTGATTGTCTATTAAATCGTTGGCAATTAAAGTAATGGGAATTGCAGGGTTTGCTGTCAATTCTGCTATTTCTGCGTTTGCGAAAAGAATAGCTTGATCAAAAAACAAAATAGCCGAATTTTTAAGAATTGTCATGCATATTTGTTTTATATATACTAAATAATTTTGAGGAATGTATCTTTTATTGTCATGTAAATAGTCCAAAATAAATAATCCGTATAAAAAATATAAAACACTATTTGGAACATTGAACTCAATATTCACGGGGTCTTGATGTGGATTATTGGAAAATGATATAAATTCTCCTGTAGTTGGCGCGACAACATTAAAATTGTTTTTTATATTTATAATTTTTAGTTTTTCAATATGTTTATTTTTAGCATCATCAAAAATTTTATCAATATTTTGTTGGTCAAACCCTAAGTCAAGTAATTTTCTAGAAGCGATTTGGCGTTGTCTTAATGATGGAGAATGTAAGTTGGAAACAAATGCGGGTGTTGGCATATTTTTTTCTTTTATTATTTTTTTCGCAATTTTTGTTTCAATAATTGAAAAATATTTGCGTAATGGTTTTACAACATCTGATTGCCATCTGGGATTTGAAACTAGATTTTGCATTGCTCTTCTTTGTTTCGCATTCATTTCAAATAATCTTTATTTACATTATTTGCACATATTAATCACACCATTCTCTTCTAAAATCACAAGAAAAATTGACCCCAGAAATCATTCATTCTAAAATAGATTAAATATAATATATCTAAAATATATAGATCTACAATCATAATGAAATCACAATCGCCGTCCTCGTCATCTTCTCCATCACAATCTGCTAAAGATTTGAAAAATAAAATGGATAAAATGCTAGAACACTATTTAGCAACTAATCCCGTGGTGCAAAATAATTCCCAAATTAATGAATTAGAAGTCCGTTTCGGCACAAATCCCAGGAAAGGCAAATTTATCTCTAAAGTTGATTACGACAACGTCATCAAAAAACTCCTCTCTTGCGGTTTCATGTGCGATAATATGGCTGGCATTACTATGCTCCGAATCTCATCAGAATATGTAGACAAAGATACTGGCGTCACCAAGATGTCTAATATTCGCGCCGAAATCATGGGATCAGAGCTCGTTCAGCAATATTGCCGCACTAACAGTATTAAGAAGTTGATGGATATGCCTTCCGGGCACGAAAATAAGATGAAATTCACCCAGAAAAATAGCGCCTTTGTCAAGGACGGTATGCGTCAAGTTCCCATCCAAAAAGTCGTATTTGAAGATTTCAACTTCAATGTGTCCTTCAATGTGGAGCGCGATTTTGCGGTGAATTCTAAGCATGTTGCCGACATGGTGCGCAATTGGACCGAAACTCGCAAGACTTTTCGTCTAATCAATCGTGTCAAATTCTATAAACCAGCTCAGGGCAAGGGCGCTCGGGGGCCCATCATCGTTGATCTCAGTATTATCCGCAATTCCAATATGTCCGGTCACACTATGGTGCCCACACACACCATGGAAGAATCGGGCATATTCAGCAACACCGAACACTGCGAGATTGAGTTGGAGGTTGATAACAGTTTGGTCGGAGTCGGCACCGAATATACTGTTGAAAACGTGAAACCGCTGTCGGACGAATTGCGACGCGTCATTCGCGTGGTTTTAAGCGGTTTACAAGGCACCAATTATCCCATTTCATATCCCGAGCAGGACCAAGTTTTATATGCCTACATGCGTCTAGTTCACGGAGACACCTATGAATCCAGACGCATAGTTCCACGCGATTTCATCGGACCGTCGTCGTGTACTTTACAGCTAAAAAACGTCATTGAGCCCGATGCCAATTCTTTAGACCCCAACATTCGCAACAATTACTGTGTGACCGACAAGGCAGACGGTGATCGTAAATTGATGTATATTGGCTGGCAAGACGGCAAGGTTTACTTGATTAATACAAATATGTTGGTGGAGTTCACTGGATGCGTGGCAACTGATAAGACGGTATGGGACACAATTGTGGATGGTGAACACATCAAATACAATGTGCGCAAGGAATTCATCAATACATTTGCGGCGTTTGATTTGTATCATCTGGCTGGCAATTCCGTGCGTGAATTGGATTTTGCGCCTTCTGACAATGACACGGTTTTAGATCCAGCTAAAGAAGAAAAAGATAAGAAGAAGCAGTACCGATTACAACTCTTACACAAGACCATTGGCAGCATAAAGTTGAAATCGGTGATCCCAAATACGGAAATCCTTGATTTCAAGGCAACCGTCAAGAAGTTTTACCCCGCATCCAATGGCAAGACTATCTTTGATGCCTGTAACACGGTTCTGATAGATGTCAATGACCACATTTATCCATATGAGACGGACGGTCTCATCTTCACCCCCATGAATACCGGAGTGGGGGGCAATCGGTCGGGTCATACAAGCAAATTGGAGAAATTCACATGGCCACTATCATTCAAGTGGAAACCGCCCAAATTCAACACGATTGATTTCTTGGTGACATTTAAGAAAGATAAGACAGGCAAGGACGCGATTCACACGGTGTTTGAAAGCGGCATGACGAATTCCATGAAACATTATAGAACACTTGAATTGCGATGCGGGTTTGATAAGAATGTTCATGCCTATATTAATCCTTTTCAAGATTTAATTGACGACAAGATACCTGTGCCCAAAGATTTGGATAATGAAGACCGATACATTCCTGTGAAGTTTCAGCCAACGTATCCGCATGACCCCGAGGCATACAATGCCAACATTGATTTGGTAACCGATGGCGAAAATATGTATATGGTGACGGAACAGGGCGAGCGGTTTGAAGAGAATATGATTGTGGAGTTCAGTTATTATCCTGATATGGAACGCGGCTGGCGCTGGAAGCCGCTCAAGGTCCGTCACGACAAGACCTACAATTTGCGCGCGGGCAACAAAGAGTATGGAAACGCATATCACGTGGCAAACGACAACTGGAAATCCATACATCATCCTGTCACCGAGGATATGCTCACAACTGGGCAAAACATTCCTGAGGCGGATACTGCGGATGACGTGTATTACAACAAATCTAAGAACGAGCAGGTGTCTTATACCAAGGCGATGCGAAATTTCCACAATTTGTATGTTAAGCGCAAGTTGATTACGGGGGTTTCTAAGCGCGGCGACACGCTCATGGATTACGCGGTTGGAAAGGCGGGTGATTTATCTAAATGGAAATTCGCCAATTTGAAATTTGTATTTGGAGTGGATGTGTCAAAGGATAATATTTATAATCAGAATGACGGGGCCTGCGCGCGTTATTTGAACGAGCGCCGAGACAATGCGCGCATGTTTGATGCCATATTCTTGCCTGGAAACAGTAGTGTCAATATCCGAAATGGCGACGCGTTCTTCAGCGATAAGGAGCATGCGATTGCCGATGCGGTATTTGGAAAAGGCAGCAAAGATGCCACGAAACAGCCCGCGGCAGTATATCGCAACCATGGAATTGGAGAGAAGGGATTCAACATAAGTTCATGCCAATTTGCCCTACATTACTTCTTTGAGAATTCGGCAACATTCAATAATTTCTTGCGAAACATTTCGGAGTGTACGCAGCCGGGCGGGCATTTCATCGCCACTTGCTACGACGGCAAAACTGTCTTTAATATGCTGAAGAGCAAGAAGCGTGACGAAGGCGTCTCCATTTATGTAGAAGAGAAAACCAAGATATTTGAGATCCAGAAGATGTATGATTACACAGGATTTGCGGAAGATGAGACGAGTTTGGGATATGCGATCAATGTATTTCAGGAGACGATCAATCAGTATGCGGTAGAATATTTGGTAAATTTTGACTTTTTCCGAAGATCTATGGAGAATTATGGATTTGTATTGGCGACGGATGAAGAAGCGCGCGACTATGGATTTGAGCATGGATCAGGAATGTTTGATGAGCTTTTTAGAGCCATGAAGCGTGAGGTCAATGATCGCCCGCAAACGCGAAAATGGTATGAGAATGCGCTCAACATGACTGAGGAGGAGAAACGCATATCTTATTTGAATCGGTATTTCATATTCAAGAAAGCGCACAACGTGAATACTGAGAAAGTCACTAAGATAGTTGCGGAAGAGGTTTATGAGGAAGAAAAGAAGATAATGGAAAAGGCCAAAGAGGTTGAAGAAAAACAGGAATCTAAAGAGAAAGAAAAGAAACCGAGGGCCAAAAAGATAAAGAATGTAGGCAAGATAAAAATAGATGAGTATGTGCCTATTTCTGAAGAAGCAGAAGATGAAGGTGAAGAAAAAATAAAAATAGTGATAGCTGAGGATCCTGAATCTTCCCAAAGGGAAGAAATTGGCAAAGCAAATTTGGCTGACATGGTTGATGAAGAAATTAAAGTGAGCGACGATCCAGAAGTTAAAGTAACAGAAGAAAAAGCCAAAAAAGAGAGATGTAAGGACGGAACTAAGAGATACAAACCTCTTGGCGAAGGCTGTTACACCAATGCTGAAATAGAAGCGCACAAACAAAACAAGACCAAAAAGATTCAAAAGAAAGAGTGAGTAATTGTTTCACAAATACATATAAAGACAATGCGCAAAATATAACATACAATGCTCACTCGCAGTCAAACCAGAATGAATTCAAAGCCAGGCGTCATGCCATATCCTAAAGATATTTCTAAGCCCAAGCCAAAGGAAACGCCCAAGCCGGATCCAAAGCCAGTTGTCAAGCAAGAGCGAATGACTACGCGCAGTCAGGCACGTCAAGTTGAAGAGGATGAGGCCGAGGTAATTACACTCCATGTGAACCCCAGTAAGAATCGTCGCATCATACCAGATGATACTGATATTAATAATGTCATTATTACACCCCGTCGTAGTAGTCGCATCAGCATCAACTTTGACGAGGCTAGCAAGGCTTGGCGATCCAACAAGCGATCTGTCGGAAACGGTCAGTTTGAGTATGTTATGTAAATGCGAATTCACATCATTGAAGCAATGATGTTAATTTTTTATTTTATTCATATTTAGGTTTTAAGTAATCAGGGGCTTCACTTGGCGGGAGAGGGCCAACGCCAGGCAAATAATTGGTCTTGGGTGTAAAATACAGAGGTTTTGATACATACCGATTTACGTAATTGCCATCATTCACCGATTTCTCGGTGATCTGAACCCCGCCCCAATTGGAATCCATCGGGTTTTCGCTAACAGGTTTTCCATATTCTGTGCTATCATGAATTGCGTCCAATTCTGTGTATTCGCCGTTATGTAATCCCTGAGGATCAAACCCGGCATACATATTTTTATTAAAAGGACCATTGGCTCTATTGGAATCAATGATTTTTATAGGTTTGCCATCAATTGTGTGAACTTGTGTGGGGTCAAATGTGCTCACAAATAATGCGGGATCAATGCTATTTGGCGTGCCGCCCTGCATGCTAAATGGACTGGGTCGGATCCTATAAACATCATTGCCTTGTGCGTCATTCTCATATTGTAGGAACAACACAGGACATATTTTGCCCTTCTTTTTTTGTATTTCTAAATAGTTGATGTATTCATCAAGATTGTAGAAGGGGATAGGATTAATTCCGTCTTTAGCGGGAAGATTGGAATTATACAAAAGAAGTGTTTTTCCTTTGCGAACAAGCATGTCGGGACATTCACCTACTCCATCATTAATAGTATTTTTGCTAATATCAAATGGTTCTATTGAATTGGTGCCAAATGTAAGATAAAAATACAAACCTGCTAAAAACACAATAACAGAGAAACTGATTAATATGATTTTCCGATTCATTATAATTTATGTTTCTATATTTTATCGGGCTAATATATAATGTCAACAGTTGTGTGTAAAATTTATGCCGAATGGTGCGGGCATTGCCGTGATTTGGAGCCAATTTGGGAAAAAGTGAAAAAACAAATGCGCCGCGAAGCTGGAAATGGGAAGGTAAAATTCATAGAAATAGAACAAACTAAGGGCCGCATTGGCAAAGAACATAATGGAACAAAAACTTTAGATCAGGAAGTGGATGAACTGAATTCAGAGCTAGGTGTTGTAGGGGAAAATGTGATCAAAGCCGAAGGGTTTCCCACAATTGCCAAAACGTGTAACGGAAAAACCGACAGATATGAAGGTGAACGCAGCGTCAAGGCAATTATTGCGTGGATTAATAAAGGCGCAATGAATAAAACAAAACGTGTTCGTGGCGGAAAGAAACGAAGGCGTGCAAGCAGACGAATTCAATAGAGACTCTAATAAAACATGTATTAAAAATACATGTCTTACGAAACTTTAATTAACTGATTTAACAATTGAATCTAGGAGAAACAATAAGACTTCCTACAGGACGCGACGCGCATGTAATAGGGCCTCTGTTTCTTTGAATACAACCAAGCGTCATGCAGCGTCCAGGCTTGCTTCCATATGCAACATTGGTCCACGAATCTCTGCCAACACTGGGAAATAAACCAGGTTTTTTAGCTCCTCCTCCTTGATTATTATTTGCCGCAGATGATGATGCGCGTTTAGCTCTTGCAGTTCCATTGGATAATACCATTTTATATATACTGAAACGAAAGTTTTTTGGAAACCATTTAAAAAGATGCCTCCAAATAATGTATAAAAATAAAATGTCAACTGCAAATAGAAACAACAACTCAGTTAGAATTTTCAATTCGGATGATGATGTCCGAATTGAAAAAAATGAAAAGGGCGAGGATGTTTATATTTTGGATCCATACAATCCCCTAAATAAGGAAATACAAAAGGAAGATGTAGAAAAGATTTTGCGAGCTTATGGCATTGATGTTCCAATCACCAATCTCCGACTTTACCAACGCGCCTTTGTAAATGATTCCTACATTCGCCGCCCCGACCTTGAAAATGAATCCAAAAATATTATAATTGTGCCTAAACCAGACAACTGTTTGCCTCTGTATACTTTATCTAATCAACGTCTAGAATTTGTCGGTGACGGCGCACTAGAATGTGTGACTAAATGGACACTTTATCAGCGTTTTCCTAAAGCCACTGAGGGCTTCATGACTGAGAAAAAAATCGCGCTCGTTAAAAATGAGGCAATTGGCAAAATGGCGTATGAAATGGGCCTACATAAATGGGTGATTCTTTCTAAGCACGCCGAGCAAAAAGAGACGCGAACCAATATGAAGAAATTGGGATGTGTATTTGAGGCGTTTTTGGGGGCAATTTTCATGGATTTCAACAAGGTGGATGTGGCTGACGAAGCCGGATGGTTTAAAAATACGTTTTTGTGCGGTCCCGGCTTCCAATTCGCGCAAATCTTTATAGAGCGTGTTTTTGATAAACACGTGGATTGGATGAATCTGATTCGCAACGACGATAATTACAAGAACATTTTACAAGTGAAAATCCAAAAGGAGTTCAAGGTTACCCCGGAATACATTGAAGTGACTGAGCAGGACATGGACACCGGATATCACATGGGTGTTTATTTGTGTTTGGGACAACCAGTGTTTGGACTAAATCACGCGAATTCCATCCATTACAGCAAATTCAAGAATTTTCAGGAGATCCACACCTACATGTCTGTAAATTCCAAGGCATTTATATTTTTGGGGGACGGAAAACACAAACTGAAGAAGAAGGCGGAGCAGACGGCTTGTAGTGAAGCTTTGCGCCATTTATTTGCGGACATGTGAGAAGACAACACTGTGATATGATATTGGCTTTAGATTTAGGAGTTGGTTTTGGTTTTGGAAGAGAATATTCCATTATTTGTTTAAGTGTGTAATTTCTTTTTTGAATGAAAAATGCCAAGCGAGATAGCATTAATGACATCATATATAGAGCATTGAGAAAATACTTTATATATTTTTGCGATATTATGATTAGAATAATATGACAATACAATATAGGAATATGGATTTAAAAGATTTGCGAATAAGACCAACTGTAAAAGCTCCATCCGACGTAGTTGTGAAATTTGGACGCAAAAAAGTTGTTGAAAAGGATCATCCTATGTTTGCCAAAGAGAAAGAAACTGTTGAATCTAAGACCAATGACACTTTTGTTCTGGATATGCGCGAAACAAGTCGCATCAATAGAGAACTTATATTGGAAAAACTTAGAAAATACATAACAAATCCTGCGCCTGGTGATTTAGAAAAAGTATCTTCCAAAGAAATGGAAAAAGAGTCTTCTGAAGAAGTTAAAGACGAAGATAAAGACGAAGATAAAGACGAGGAATTTAAAGAAAAAGAGGAAAAGGAAAAGGAAGACGAAGATAAAGAAAAAGAGGAAGTTGTAAAAAAGGCAAAAGAACCGGCAATTGAAAAAGAATCCGAAGTTAAAAAGGCCAAACAAAAGGTTGTTTTAGAGGAACCAAAAGAACCCGCGCAAAAAAAACCCATTGGCAAATTTGTCAAATTGGCCAAATATGAAGGTGATCTGGATTCCATTGTGATCGGCGCCGACACGATAGAGACGCGCATTGGACCCTCTCAAAATAAGAAGATTCTGCGCGCCGCCAGTTACTACATGAACAATCGTCGTCTATTTCAACAAAAATTGGCTGAACTATTCAAACCCCACAAGTCCGAACTCATGAAACCCGACGACAATGTAAGCTGCGATTTTCGCAAAGAAGGCAGTAAATTTGAACTCCTCACCCATCAAAATATTGTGCGTGACTATTTGAATTTGTACAGTCCTTATCGCGGCCTCCTCATTTATCACGGTCTCGGATCCGGCAAAACATGCACCTCTATCGCCATCGCCGAAGGAATGAAATCGGATAGGCCCGTTTATGTTTTGACGCCGGCGTCTCTTAGCATGAATTACATGAGCGAATTGAAGAAATGCGGCGACCCGCTGTACAAGAAGAATCAGTTCTGGGAGTTCATAGACACTAAAAAGGAACCGCAACATTTGGCCCCATTGGCGTCAGTTATGGCTTTGACGGAGGAATTCGTGAGACATCAAGGAGGGGTCTGGATGGTTAATGTAAAAAATGAATCAAATTATGAATCTCTATCGTCTGATGAAAAAGATCAGATTGAAAAACAGATTGACGCAATGATCCAATCAAAATACCGAAATGTCAACTACAATGCCAACAATTTCATGTCAAAGCTGGCGCATTATGCCGGTGGCGAAGGCATTAATCCTTTCAATAATTCCGTTGTTATTGTAGATGAGGCGCATAATTTAGTAAGTAGAATTGTGAATAAACTTAAAAAACCGGAGTCAACTTCATACAAGATTTATCAATATTTGATGAGCGCGACAAACGTGAAGGTAATATTCTTGTCAGGCACGCCCATTATCAATTACCCTAATGAGATCGCCATCATGTTCAATATGTTGCGTGGGTTCATTAAGACATGGACATTCAATGTCCGCGTTACTACGGCCAACAAAATAAATAAAGAAGAAATCCTGAAATGGTTTGACAAAGAGAAATTCCGATTGTTTGATTATTTAGATTATAGTGGTGATCGCTTAACCATTACGCGAAATCCATTTGGATTTGTGAGCATGAAGAAACGCGCCAATGCCAAGGGATTGGATGAGACTTCTGATGAATTTGATAAATATGATGGAATTACTTTGGGCGAGGAGGGCAACATGACCGACGAAGCATTTGAAGCAAATGTGAAACGCATCCTCAAAAAGCACAATGTTGAGGTGGCGGAAAACAGCGTGACGATAGAGAATCATACTGCTTTACCTGATGAAAAAGATGCTTTTATTAATATGTTCATTGACTTGGACACCGGCATAATAAAGAACGTTGATCTATTACAACGCCGCATTTTGGGCCTGACTTCGTATTTTAAGAGCGCCCAAGAGAAATTATTACCAAGATATAAGAAAGACACGGACTTCTCTATCGTGACCGCCGAAATGAGCGACTACCAATTTGATATTTATGCCTTGGCGCGAAAAGATGAGCGCGATAGAGACAAGAAAAATAATCAAAAAAAACATATGGGAAAAGAAATGTTCTCCGAAATGTCTTCTACATATCGTGTATTTTCGCGCGCGTTTTGTAATTTTGCGTTCCCTGATCCGCCAGGCAGACCTATGGCTAAAAACATGAAAATGGATGTAGGTGGCATTGATAAGGGAAACACTGATTCTCTATCGGAAGACGAGATTGATGCGGTTCACATTGATGAAGAAACACAAGAAGAATCCAAAGCGACGTTTCCTGATGCTGAAACTTATGAAAATAAACTGAAATCTGCTCTTAAATATTTGAAAGACCATAGTGCCGATATTTTGGCAAAAGACCATCTACAACAATATAGTCATAAATTGTTGAAATTGTTGGAAAATATTACGACACCGGATCACGCGGGTCTTCATTTAGTATATAGTCAATTCAGAACGATAGAGGGAATCGGAATCATCAAATTAATATTAGAAGCCAATGGTTTTGCCGAATTCAAATTGGTTAAGAATGCGGGGTCATGGGATATTAAGGAGACCGAAGGTGACGAGGGGTTGCCACGATTCGTCCTTTATACGGGAACTGAGAGCAAAGAAGAGAAAGAAATAGTTAGAAATATTTACAATAGTAATTGGGGGTCGGTTCCAGAGACGGTTAAGGAAAAGTTGAATGCTATTGCGGGGAATAATTATATGGGCGAGATCATCAAAATATTCATGATTACTGCGTCAGGCGCTGAAGGTATCAACTTAGAAAACACCCGATATGTACATATTGTGGAGCCATATTGGCACCCGGTGCGCACGGAACAAGTAGTCGGTCGTGCCAGACGTATTTGTAGTCATTCCAATTTGCCGGAAGAGCTGCGCGACGTACATGTGTTCTTGTATTTGTCGGTGCTTTCCAAAGAGCAGAAGACGAGCAAGAAAAACATAGAATTGCGCACGAATGATGTAAGTAGGACCAATAAGAGCCGACCGGTGACAACCGATGAATATTTGTATGAATTGTCTAATACTAAAGATGAGATATCCAGACAGATCTTGAAGGCGGTGAAAGAGACCGCGATGGACTGTAGTTTACACAAATCCAAGAGTGGAACCAAGAATGAAGAGAAATTGGTTTGCTATACTTTTGGAAAAGTGTCTTCTAATGAATTTTCTACTGTGCCGAATTTGGAAATGGACGCAACACAAAAGACGGATCTCAATGTGAACACAGCCAAGATAACAGGCCGAACAGTTGAGATTTATGGTGTCAAATACATTCAGAGAAAGGAGAAGAATGGTAAATACACGGATGAATTATATAATGCGGAAACCCAGGAATTGGCGGGACGTTTAGTAATAGAAGGCGACAAAGTTCGCATTGAAGTATAATAATATTCACGATGATATTAAATATTATTATAGTATATATAATTGCGAATGAGTGAGGGAGAAGTTGTAGCAGGTCAAGAAGGAGAAACAGGAAATCCAATAGCAGGTCAAGCAGGAGAAGTAGTAGTGGAACAGGGTTCAACAGACGATCCATGTTTGCAAATTTTTAGATTAATTCATGAACGTCAATATGAACAGTTGAAAGAAATTGCTCATGAAAAATTCAATTGTGAAATGTCTTTAAAAGATTTAAATGAAAAACTTAAATTGGGGTTGGATGCTGAGTCAACCAAATCATTAGGATATGAATATGATTTAACGCAACAAATTACGCCATTGGAATTTGCTTTGAAATGGAGTTTTTTATATGACACAGAATATGCTGAAAAAGAATATAATTCAGTTTTCACAAATGGTGAATTGACATGCTTAAGCTCACCCACTGAATCTGGATTGCCACCGCGGTGTGATCAGATTGACAAAAAAGTTATACAACTTTATGAAAGCCCTTCTAATTATGATGGCAATTATGTAAATTCACAATTGTATGATAAAAACGAAAGTAATAGAAACTATAACACAAATAAAAGTTTCTTTAAAAATTATCAAAAATATCAAAAATACCCAAAATATAAAAACAAATATTTAATTTTTGCGAGAAAACTATATGTTAACACATTCATGGAATATGTTAAATCTTTAATTAACCCGGATTCACATCTGGTGGATTTATTAAAAATCAAAGAAAAAATTGAAAAAATTGAAGAAATAATATATTTGATTTGTCAGCACACACAAAATTATAAAGAAATTCTTGATGAAATTAAGTCATATAAAACTTTTTATTTATGTTTTGATTCTTCTGAAATCGTATCCGCAATTTTATCACAATACCCTTTGCACATAGATTTAAGTTTACTTGCTGATTTGAAAAAACAAGAGTCTACAGATTTTGATAAAAAAAAAACAGAAATAAGTACCGAAATAAAAAGAATAGGAAATTTTTTACGTGACAAATCTAAATACAAAAAAGAAATGTTGAAATCAAAATACCCAACCACTCAACTAACACCCGAAGTATTTGCTAAAGAAAATGGTTTAAGTGACTTATTCCCTGAGACAAAATCGGGTTTTGTATCATCATTATTTAGTAAAGGAGGCAGCAAAAAACGAAAAACTAACAAACAAAAATCTAAGAAACGGAAAAATAAGAAAAGCAAGCGCCGAGTATAATATTTTATATCATAACGAATTAAATATTATATCATTTATCGTTTCATTTGATCAAATGGGGAAACCTCACTTGGATGGGGCAGCTCATTAAACATGGGCTGTTTGAAACTTTGTTTCTTTTGTTTTTGATGTTTTCTCTTTAATTTCTCATATTTACTGCAGTAAGCAACCTTCTTTTTCTTGCTGCAAATACATTTTGACTTCTTTCTCTTCTTTTTCTTTTGTGTAACAGGTTCAGTTGCTACTTCTTTCTTATCTTCTTCGTCTTTTTTGTCTGAGCTAAAGAAATTGAAACCGGTTGTGGCAGCAGCAGATTCCTCGGGTTTAGCGGCGGATTCCTCGGTTTTAGTGGCAGAATCCTCGGGTTTCTCAGTTGTTGCGGATTCCTCCGTTTTAGCGGTGGCAGCAGAGTCCTCCGTTTTCTCTGTTGTTGCAGTGGCGTCTTCAGTTTTAGCAGAATTAGCAGAAGTGGTGGTGGCATCCTCTGTCTTGACCTCATCTTCCTTTTTGTCAGCAAACGGATTTGTTATGTTATCAAAAATCCCGTCTTTTTTCTCCTCCTTTTTGTCGTCTTCAGGAGCACCGCCTCGTTTCTTAGAATTGCGGTTGCGCTTTCCACCATAATTTTTCCTAGATCTTTTTACAGGCATATTATATTATAATCCCATAAAATAATATTTTTCAAACAATATAGAAATACCGCACCAAAGATTAATATTCCAATGTCTGCCATTATTGTTGAAAAAAACGGAACTGTTCGTCGTGTATCATTGTCTTCAAATGCGCTAAATGTTTCAGAATTGTGTAAAAAAGGTGGATTTAAAACTGCTGATGGATTCAATTGCGCACACACGTGGACAATTGAATTCAATTCTATTGAATATAAAATACAAGTCTTTGGCAAAACAAAGGGCAAAGCCGGATCCGAAAATAAATATGAATTTCCGCCTCCGATAGATAGTATATTATTTTTTGGCAGTTGCGTAATAGTAAACATGTCCTATGATAAAATTGCCGAGATGACTGCCGATGATTTCAATGATATTATGGATTATTTACAGGGTGGGTATTCTGATATTGAAAACTCGGAGGATGATGAGAATGATGATGATGAGGATGATACCAATTTGCCTAAAACCAAGGAAGGATATGTTAAAGATGATTTTATTGTTGATGACGACGAAGATTGCGATGATGACGTCAGTAGTTCATCCGACGAACCCGTCAAGAAGAAACCGAAAGTTGTTAAAAAGACAGATAAGGTGAAGAAGGTGGATAAATCTGTCAAGCCCGAAAAAGTACAAATTGTTAAAAAGAAGCCCATTAAACCAGAACCAGTCGTCCAGCCGCCAACTGTATTCCAATGTTTGGATGAACTAGTTGAAGAAGAGTATGTATAATTTGACGCAGTCAAACCAATGAATTTACGTTTGAGTTAAAGTCAAAATGATTTTTGAAAATGGTTTAGAAAAATGACACTTAATAATCCACACAAAACAAATGAAATCATCGCTCCACGAACGATTCCCGCAAATAGATCTTTCTTATGAAACAGATGCCCATAAGAAAGTTCTTACAAATCAATATGATCTGTGTCTCTCCATTCCCACCGGCAAAAAATCGTTTGCGTGGTTTACATACAGACAAGGCACTGCCATTAATACATGTTATATTTCCGATACTAAAATAGCAAAATTCACAGAGGCACAAATGGAACCCTATGAATTAAAGCTCGCGTTTGATACTATTTTGTATGGCACTATATGTGAACTAAATGGCAAGAAATTCTTTGTGATGGAAGATATGTTTTATTATTGCGGTCTTCCTGTAAAACAAATGACTTATGGAGACAAGCTCACATATTTTCACCAAATGCTTTCCCGATATTTGAATCAATTGCCCAGTTGCGAACTGATTTTCACCATGCCTTATTTTCGCAAAATTGCCGATTCCAATGACATATTGACAAATCCGATTTTCTATGATGAAATGGTTGGTGCCACGGCATATTTGGCACATCATGTTCAATTCAGATCCTCTACTGAAATTCTTCCATACTTGAACCACAATTACAAGAAAACCGCCACAAAAACCTTGGATGAAAATAACAGCAATTTAAGCAAGGATTTTGTGATGAAATTCCCCCTTAAAAACATTGACTATGGCGCCTGCTCGCAAAAACGTGAAGCCGTTTTTCAAGTAATGGCCGACCTAGAAAGTGACATTTACCATCTCTACTGTTATGATGGTAAAAATCGCGAGGATCCTTATGTCTACTTTGACATTGCCTATGTGGGAACACGCAAGGAAAGTGTTTTTATGAATACCATGTTTCGTAATATTCGCGAGAATTCTAATATAGATTTGGGCGAAGAGAGTGAAGACGAGGATACATTCCAAAATATCGGAATGGATAAATATGTGGATATGAATAAAAAGCTGAAGATTTTGTGTATTTACAACGACAAATGGCGCAAATGGGTGCCCAAAAATGTAGTGGCGGATTCGGCTAGAGTTGTAAATCTTAATGAAGTTACTAGGAGACAAGGAAATGATCAAAGCCAAGGTCAAAGGCCTGCCTACAATAATCAAGGATCAAATCAAAGACCTGCCTACAATAATCAAGGACCAAATCAAAGGCCTGCTTACAATAATCAAAGACCTGCCTACAATAATCAAGGACCGAATCAAAGGCTTGCCTACAATAATCAAGGACCTAATCAAAGACCTGCCTACAATAATCAAGGACCGAATCAAAGACCTGCCTACAATAATCAAGGAGTTAAAAGACCCGTCTATGGCTGAACAGGTATCTTCGCAATCTTGCTGGATTCTTTGGGACATCCTACTTTCTTTTGTTCAAACTCAAAACAGTTTCCTGCCGCGTCTTTGTATTGAACTGTGTCTACATTTTCAGGGGTGGGATACACATAGATTGTCCTGCGATCCGGCGTGAAAATATAGATAAAAAACAGCCCCATTGCTAAACTAATTATGAAAACTGGCAAATGAATATAATTTATGATTGACATTCAGATTATAAATTATGTACTTATTTTGATTTCTTAGATTTCTTAGACTTCTTCTCAGACGTTTTATTAAACATACTCACCAATTCGTCTTCGGACATTTGTGCCGATGGCGGTTTTAATCCGGATTTTTCTTGAGTTTCCTCGCCAATTTTCACTACATAATTGTTGGCGCCAGTTTCAATGATTTTTGTATTTAATTGGGCTTGGGCTTGAGCTTGAGCCATCGCCTTTGCCTGTTGTCGCTGTTCCAATTTCTTCTTCATGCGATCTTTGGTAGCCGTTTGACTCGTCATGCGGTTAAGGGCATTCATATCCACTTTGCCACCCATGGTTTTCTCCAGCATTTTCATGAAGGGCAAATCCTTCATGGATTTCATAAGCTCGGCTAGATCACCATTGCCGCCGCCCATGCCCTTCATTTTCTCCATAATTCCGGTCATCTCCTGCATCAACTCTTCTTGCGAAATATCGCCGTTCTTCATCTTATCTTGTAACTTTGCAGCGAGTTTCTTGAATATAAGAACCATCTTCTGAGGATTCTTAATAATCTGCATCAAAATGTCTTTACTGGATTTGATATTCTCTGTGTCCTTCTCTGTGAATATATCCTGAATATCATTTGTAAACTCATCCGTGAACTCTTTTGCTAATTTGCCCAATTTGCCCTCTAAAAGCCCCTTCATATGTTCGTGTAATTCTTCGGGGTTTGGCATCTTAAAACCTGATCCTTCGCTTTTGTCTTCGGATCCTTCAGCAGCTCCTTCACTTTTATTAAAGGCATCATTCATTTCATCCATGGTTTTTCCGAAAGTCTCGGCAAATTTAGAAGCATCCATTAGATCGGGAACTTCTTCCTCTTCTAAAGGTTTAAAGAAATCACTAATTCCCGCCAAAGTCTCGGCCATTTTGCTTTGTAATTCATCCTCACCCATGGCCTCAAAAATGTTCGCGGATTTGCCAAATCCCTTTGAATCTTTCACGGATCCCAATAGAGTGAATAGGATGAGTTGTAGATATTTCCATATGGAATTGCGCGTGTTTTCACTGACGCCCTCACAATTGTAGAGGATTCTAAAATCCACATTAGGCAAAAAGACCACGTTGATTTTAGAATCCTTGGCAAAAATATCGGCATTGGAATAGAGAATGTCAAAGAATCTTTCGGGAAAAATTGCTAAACAATATGGATACACGGTTTCCATATTCAAATTTTGCCATTTATGCGAATACTCAGGAAAAACCACGGACAAATCTTTTGTGAAATCGGCAATTATAGAATTGAAATTTTGAGGTAACGACATTATAAATAATAGAAATAATATTTAGAATGTTTCTATACTAATTTTTTTAGAACTATTAATTTATGCGCTATATATAAGAATACAAGACACTATGGTTTTCAATAACAAAATGAAAATTGTTTTTTTAATATTATTGATTTTAGCTTGTTTGATTGTGAATTTTACTTTTGGCCGAGGCATTTCATACAAAATAGAAGGCATGGGTAATGAAACAATGGGTCCTGTCACGCTTACTGTGACAACCGCGAGAGATAATTCAAAATCAGTATCATTTAGTCCTGTTAGAAATGAATATGGATCTGTTATTTATGACGGATATTATTTGGAACCCGACACCACTTCAAATAAGGTTGATTATAAAAAAGACGCAACTGACACCACACAGTATTACACAACATATATAGCAAAAAAAATCCCATACGGATTTGAAGTTGCGGATAAGAGTTTGAAGATTGGGATTCTTCCAAAATCGGACAAACGTAATATTAGTGGATCAATGTCATTGAATTTGCCAGAGTATCGCGAATTGTCTTTTGCCGAGTATTCTCAATTGTCGTCAAAACCAATTCCTGGAGTTACTTATACTGGTGCTGACGATGAAGGATTAAATGCCACAATCCCTCCTAGAAATTTTAGAGTAAAAAAGACAAAAACTGACGGTAGTGGCAAAATATATTATGAAATGGCGGCAATTCCAATAAACCATGCTCTTTTGGACGCAAATAATCCGCAACAAAGATATTTAAAATACACTGGATCATATGAAGACATCAAATATTATAAAGTTGATGGCAAAACTTGCGCTGAAAGAAGTGACAAAACAAATCAACAAGCATATTCCGACAACAATGATTATAATATTTATATTTATTCGGTTGATTATTCAACAAATACCGGAGAATACAAAATAGATGTCACCGGAAATAATAGAATTGACGCAAATATTCAATCTGTTCTGTGCGAATATTATAAAATAAAATTGGTTTTGGAATACGGTGCCAATGATGTTCCGGCAAAAACAAAGTATGTCATGGCAAGGATTCCTGTTGGATTTGAATTGGACACAACTGATAAAACCTTTACTAAATTAAAATTATCTAATAAAGTTGATGGCGTTTCAACAACTTATGATGCGACTGTAGATTACAACAAAGTTGACAATAATAGCAAGGATCAAAGCAATCAGAAAGATGCTGGCAAGGGTGTTTATTATAATTTTGACTCCACCGGGAAATTGGTGGAAGTTAATTATAAAGAATCCAATTTTGCGCCGATTCTCTATTACGTCCCGGGCGCATACAAATTTGGATCTTCCAATTATGTCCCGAATTATGAAGACAGTGTCTATTTGAGCAGGGTAACGCGTCAATCGCAGACTATGGCCGGAAACGGTCCAAATTCGGACAACCGGGCACAAGTAATGAACACGAGCAGCACTTTGGGTGGATTCTGTAATGCTACCAAGAACAGCAAGACGCAAATGGAACAAAAGTGTAATGCGCTGAGTCTGGATGCGTGTGCGTCTACATCGTGTTGCGTTTTGTTAGGAGGGCAAAAATGCGTGGCGGGCAATGAGAATGGTGCCTATATGACGGCCAATTATAGTGACTATAGTTTGAGGAACAAGGATTTCTACTATTATCAAGGCAAATGCTATGGCAATTGTAATGTTTAAAAAGGGAAGGTCTAAAAGGGAAAATAAAAAAGGGAAAGGTCCGAGGACACAAGTTCTACCGCAGGTAGAACCGTCGTGCAGAGCACCGAAGGTGCTCCACGTGTATTCACCCAGAGGGTGAATATTCCGTTGGGCAAAACTTACCGTAGGTTTTCTTCAAAAAAATTGATTTGTGATTTGATTTGTTTGTCAAATTACAAAAATAAGAAAATGTTTAGAATCAGAAACAAATTTATGAAATTCGCTTTTATCAGAAATACCCATACAGCGATCATATACACTGACGGATCTTATTACAGCAAATACAAAAAATCGGCTGGAATCGGCTTGTATTTCCCCGACGGCGAGCACTACAATGTGTGCGAGAAGATCCATGCCATATCAAGCAATTATTCTGAGATGATGGCGATTTATCGGGCAATTAACATATGTAATTTTCTCAACATTGGTGGATTAATTTACACAGACTCGCAATACGCGATTCGTGAAATTTATTCGCCCAATTATTTAAAACATCTTGAAAAACGCAACATCAAAGATTTTGAACAGGTAGAGTACCCGAGAATTGTTATTAAACATGTGAAAGCGCATCAGTATTTACACTCGTCAATGCCGGGACACAATCATAGTGTGGGAAATGCCATTGCGGATGCTTTAGCCAAATATGGGGCCAAGATGTGAAGAAAAAATACATGGGAATATTGTATAATCATTTGTGATGAGTTCTAAATCACCAAAATCACCGAAATCGCCGAAATCTAATTTTGATAAAATTGTTGCGTATAAACTCCCGATTGGCCACGGAAAACCAGAATGGGTTAATGAAATCAATGGACCCGAAAAACATTTTTTAATGCGTGAACAACATTACAACCTAGGTTTAATTCCGGTAAAAGTAATTGAACCAAAATTAAGATATCCATATGCGTTGTTACATATGTACAAAGACAAAGAAGAATTGATTCATGCCATTCCATATTTAAAACATTATGATGATAGTGGTAAATTGCATTTTAAAGATGAATTGCCTAACAATGTGACAGTTGATTTTGTTGATGAAGCAGGAAATTTAATAGAACAAAATATAATTCATGAAAAATACAGATACTCAGGAGGTAAACGCAAATCGCAAAAGAAAACCAAGAAAAATAAGCGCAAATCTATGAGACAGCGTTAATAACTTGGGAAAAATTGATGTAAATTTTTTAAATAACTCCATAAACAAATCAAATAAAATGTCAATCATAACTAGTTTTGTGTTCACTATCTATTTAATCGTTTCATCTTATGTGAAGATACAAGTTTTCACATATGCCGCGTTAACAATGTCCGCCCAGTTGGCCATCCCATTATTAATGTCATTTATCATATTGGGATTCGTCATATATGCGAAT